GCTGCTAAAAAGAAAATGGGTATGAAGAGTAAACGTACTTATATGAAAGGTACTGTTAACATCCCTAAATCTAGAGCGCGTAAGAAATGAAAAAGAAAGACCCTCGTCTAGAGAGGGCTGGGGTCTCTAGTTTTAATAAACCTAAGAGAACCCCCGGCCACCCTACTAAGAGTCATATTGTTGTGGCTAAAGAAGGGGATAAAGTTAAGACTATCCGGTTTGGTTCTCAGGGTGCTAAAGGTTCCCCTAAGAAGGCTAATGAATCGGAAGCTTATAAGAAACGCCGTCTAGCATGGAAAGCACGACATGCTACTAACATTGCTAAAGGCAAGATGTCAGCAGCTTGGTGGGCTAATAAAGTTAAATGGTAATGTATTATGGAAATCGAACTACATCCCGGACAAAGTGAAGTTATTAAAGACCTTTTTATAGATCAATCAGTAAGATATCCTGTTGTTAATGCTAGTCGAGGCTTCGGTAAGTCTTATTTAGCGGCTACTGCTGCTATGTTAGCTGTACAAGAACTAATGGATATGCCAGCTGATGTTCCTAATAAGAACGTTGCTCTTATTGCACCAACTTACGGACAGGCAGTTGATATCTATTTTCCACTGATTGCTTGGCAGTTAGGTATGGAAGAATACGCTGATAAGTCTTCTAAGGCTTCAGGAACTTTCTGGTTTCCTAATAACGTTCAGCTTAGGCTATGGTCTTACGAGGCATCTGAGAGGATGCGTGGTAGTGGTCAGTACTTTGTTATACTTGACGAGGTGACCTCTTGGAAGGGCGCTGGTATGAACTTTAAGGAGTCTTGGGAGTCAATTATTCAGCCTTGTATTACTACTCGTTGGTCTGACAGTATGTCTAATAAGTTTAATGCTCCCGCCCCCGGTAGAGCTTTAATCATCAGCACCCCTAAAGGCTATGACTACTTCTATGAGCTATGGAATAGACAAGACACAGATAGTCAATGGAAAGGCTATCACTATACCTATAAAGACTCTCCTTATGTTGATGATGCTGAAATCGAAAGAGTTAAACAAACACTAGACCCATTGAAGTTCTCACGAGAGTATGAGGCTTCCTTTGAGGACTCTGGTAATAATGTATTCTATATGTTTGACCGTAAGAAGCATATAGATAAAACCCTTCCCTACTTTGAGGAAGGAGAAGATGTACACTGTGCTATCGACTTTAACGTTGGCATCCAAGCGACTACCCTATTCGCAGTTAGAGGTGGTCAAATGCACATCTTAGACGAGATGATAGGTCATCCTGATACCGAATCTTTAGCTATGGCTATTAAAGCTAAGTTCCCCGGTCATCGTATCAGAGCCTATCCAGACCCTGCAGGTAAGGCTCGTAAGACCTCCGCCGCAGTAGGCGTCACCGACTTCTCTATTCTACAATCAGCAGGTCTTGGGATTCTAGCTAGGCCCAAGGCTCCACCTATTGTAGACTCTGTAAACGCTGTAAACAGAAAGTTAGAGAATGCTCATGGGACTATAGACATACTAGTTCACCCTAAGTGTACTAATGTAATCCAATCCCTAGAACGTACCGTGTGGGTCGATAACAACCCTAACACTGCAACTATCTGCAAAAAAGAAGGTGTAGAACACTTCTCAGATGGAATCCGGTACGCAGTAGAGTACCTATGGCCACTAAGGGCCGGTACTAAGACAACAACAAGAGGCTTCGGCTTCTAATCAAAAGGACAAAATTATGTCAATCTCCTCATATATGAAAGCTGCTAGAGACGCCTACTCACAGGCTTCTGATGCTGCTTCTAGTGCATACACAAAGGCTTCTGGTATGGCCTCTGATGTAGCTAGTAGTATTCGCAATACTATCACAGGTACTGCTGCTAACGCCTTATCTCGTGCTCGTCAGGGTACAGGTGCTACTAAAGGGCGTACTGTTCGTACAAGGTCTCGCGGCCTTACTAATGAGAACCGTGTTCGTAAAGCTGTTACAGGTGCTGTTAACAAGGCTCGTAAAGCTGCTGCTAACGCCTCATCCCGTGCTCGTCAGGGTACAGGTGCTACTAAAGGGCGTACTGTCCGCACAAGGTCTCGTGGTCTTACTAATGAGAACCGTGTTCGTAAAGCCGCTTCAAGTGCTCGTAAGGCTGTTACAGGTGCCGCTTCAAGTGCTCGTAAAGCTGCTGCTAACGCCACATCTCGCGCTCGTCAAGGCACAGGCAAGACCCAAGGACGTACTGTTCGTACAAGGTCTCGTGGTCTTACTAATGAGAACCGTGTTCGTAATGCTGCTTCAGGTGCTGTTAACAAGGCTCGTGGTGCCGCTTCAAGTGCTCGTAAGGCTGTTACAGGTGCTGCTTCAAGTGCTCGTAAGGCTGTTACAGGTGCTGCTTCAAGTGCTCGTGGTGCTGCTAACAAGGCTAAATCAGCAGCAATCCGGACAGCAGGGGCCAACACAAGCGGACGAGTTCGTACAGCCCTAGTAAACGCAACTATGGCTAAAGGTACTTCTACACGTAAGCCTAAGAGTGCTGCTGGCAAGTCAACAGTTAATCTCATGGGTAAAGGCAATACTGCCCGTAAAGTTAAAACTGCTGCTGGTAAGACAACAGCTAATCTCATGGCTAAAGGTACTTCTACACGTAAGCCTAAGAGTGCTGCTGGCAAGTCTACAATGGGTATCAAGCGGAATACCGCTGGTCAACGGCGTTCTAAGTTCCTCAACCCCGGTGGTAAACCTTCTAGCCGTATCGGTAAAGCCCTAGACACTGGTAAAGTTGGTCGCGGTAAACAGATGTCTGCTAAACAGAAAATTGCTCTTAAGAAGGCGCAACAGGCTTCTGCAAAGAAACGTAGAGGTAAACGTATTGATCGTTAATCTACATTAAAGCATTGGTGGTTGGCTTTAAACTAACCACACCTTATTATTTTTATAAAAACAAGGACTATACACATGGCCCGAAAGAACAAAAAATCTCGTTATCAAGAAAGAAATGAACATAACTATGGAGGAAATGTTTATACACTATCGCGATTTAATGTGATTCCCAAGAATACTAAACAGGATCGACTTATACAATCGATTAAGGAGTATCCTGTGACGGTTACTATTGGGTGCGCTGGTACAGGTAAGACTTATTGTTCTGCCGGTACAGTAGCGCAGCTGTTCTTAAAAGGCCAATACACTAATATCGTATTAACTCGTGCTAACGTCCCTACAGGTAAGTCGCTAGGTCACTTCCCCGGTACTATTCAGGAGAAGATGACACCTTGGCTGACACCTATGCTAGAAGTACTGTCTAAAGCCTTTGGTAAAGGCAAGTATCAGTATATGCTCTCTAAGGGTGATATTGAGATTCAACCTATTGAAACTATTCGTGGTCGCTCTTATGAGGACTCTTTAGTTCTTGTAGATGAGGCACAGAACCTATGTATGGATGAGATTAAGGCCATTACAACACGACTAGGTGAGAACTCTAAGCTAGTGCTTATGGGTGACCCTGCACAGTCTGATGTTAAAGATGGTCGTGACTTAACTACCTTCTGTAAGATGGCCGAGAAGAACGGTCTAGATATTCCTGTCATCCGCTTTGGTGTGGATGATATTGTTCGTAGTGACATTGTGGCTGACTTGGTCAAAATGTTTATCAAAGAAAACCTATAAGTAGGCCAGAATGGCTAACTATGTAACTAAATTTAACTAACGGTGACCTCTTCGGGGGTCATCAACAACCCTCAGAATCCCCAATCGCGATTCGGGAAAAGGATTTATTTTATGGCACGTTCAAAAATTACAAGCACATCAAAAGATATTATCACAGATGATGGAGCTATACTCGTTTCTGTGGTACATGGGGAACAAACACGACTATCTTTAACAATCGGTTGGATTACCAACCTATCTGGCTACTCGATTACATGTAAAGTAGTTGAAGGTGATAACCTACAAGGTTCTGGCAGTATCCCCTCTACAGCGTCTGATTCTCCTGTTATTACTACCCTCCCTATTATTGACGTGGACCCTACTGACAATGTTTTTGAGGTGGTTATTCCCGAAACTCTTATTGATTCTTGGGATACGAGTCCGGAAATTGGCAAACCTATCTACGGCTTCGTTGGCCTTGAGATTAAGGATGTAGGCGTAGGCAACGCCCAACAAATTTGGAAGCCTATGCGTGGGCTTATTCAGGTTCTTTATTCTGCAACTGAGGTAAGCTAAAATGCCTAATTACACAGTTTCAGTTAGCAACAACGAATACACCTTAAATACAACATCACAGGCAATAAACCTAAGCTTGGCCAGAACAGGCGGTCAGGGTTCCAAAGGGGACTCTATTACTGATGCTTATCTTGATGGCAATAATGACTTTATTGTTGAAATATCAAATTCAGCCGGGGTAGTTGTTCAAACATTAAACATTGGCGGCGGAACTATTGCGGGTAATCTTGCTGCTTTTGATACTATTTATTTAGGTGCTAAAGCCTCTGAACCCACTACAGACAATAGTGGAGATAGCCTTGTTGATGGTGCCTTGTTCTTCAATACAACAACAAATGAAATTGGTGTATTCGACTTAGGTGCTTCTACTTGGGAATACCCTACTTTGGAGGCAACTACCAGTGCAACTAATGCTTCTGCTTCTGCGGCCTTAGCTACTACAAAAGCTTCGGACTCTGCCACCTCTGCCACTGACGCAGCTAGTTCTGCCTCTGCGGCTTTCACTTCAGCGACCAACGCTGCAACCTCAGAAACCAACGCATCGGCTCACGAGGCTCAAGCTTCTTCTCAGGCAGCAAGCGCAGCAACGTCTCTAGCAAGCGTTCAAACACTCTTTGATAACTTTTATAGTGATTTCTCCGCATCAGACCCTATCTTAACCATTCACGATGCTAACACCTCAACCCCTGCTGGCGATGCAGGTCTTGAAGTATACCGTGGTGGTACAGAGGAATCCCAGCGTCTAATCTGGAACGAAACAGATGACAAGTGGGAATTCAAAGACACTGCTGGTACTCCTAACTATGCGACAGTTAAAGCTGCTGCTTTTGAAGGTCCACTTTCTGGTACTATCACCGGTGATGTTACTGGTGATGTTTATGCTAATAACGGTACATCTAAAGTTCTAGAGAATGGTACTGACGGCACAGATGCTACCTTTACAGGTGATGTTACAGGTCAGGTTTCTGACATCAGCAACCATAGCACAACAAACTTATCTGAAGGTACTAACCTATACCATACAGATGCGCGCGCTCGTGCTGCTGTTAGTGTTACTGATGCAGGTGGCGACGGCTCACTAAGCTATAACTCAGGTACTGGCGTTGTAACATATACAGGGCCGAGTGCTGCTGAAGTACGTGCTCATATTACTGCGGGTACCGGTGTTAGCATTTCTAGCGGTCAAGTATCTATTGGTCAGGCCGTTGCTACATCTGATGACGTAACCTTCAATAAAGTTACTACAAGTCTCATTGAAGGTGGTTCTGTTCTTACTATTGACCCTGCTACTACAGGTGACGCAACAGGCGAAGTTATCATTGCTGGCTCCCTTACTGTTCAGGGTACAACAACTTCAATCAACTCAAATGAAGTTAACATTGGTGACTCAATTATCCTACTAAACAGCGATGAAACAGGTACACCTTCTCAGAACGGCGGTATCGAAATTGAACGCGGTACTGCGGCTAATAAGTCCTTCCTTTGGAACGAGGCAGCTGCTGCCTGGGATTTAAGTAACGAAGAACTACAAAATGTTACCCTTGATGGTGGCACTTACTAAGTAAACTTTTAGGGGAGGGTTTCGGCCCTCCTCTATTAAGGGTAATGTTCTATAACGTTTACCCCCTCACACATAGGAAACTAGCCCAATGGCAACTAAAATTATTCATAAGAAATCTTCTGTCGCTTCATCAGTGCCTTCTACCGGAGACCTAGAACCCGGTGAACTAGCTGTAAACCTAGCTGACCAGAAGATCTATTCAAAGACTACAGGTGGCGCTATTATTGAGATGGCACCCTCAGGTGTCACAGAGTCCATCGTAGAGACCGCTAAGAACGTTTCAGGGGTTAGCCTAGCAATAGGTGCACCTGTATACCAGAGCGGCACCTCTGGCAACGCTATGGAGGTTCAGGCGGCGCGTGCTGATACTTCCAGTAGTATGCCCGCAGTTGGTCTACTTAACTCTACCCTTGCGGATGAAGCTGAAGGTAGTATCACTCTAGTCGGCTTACTTAAAGGTCTTAACACTACTTCTTATTCTGAAGGTGATACCTTATACATTGCTGCGACAGGTGGCTTAACAGCAACACCACCAACAGGTGAATCAAACCTTATCCAGAACATTGGTAAGGTTGTTAAAGTACACGCCTCAAATGGCTCTATTATGGTTACTGGTGCTGGTCGTTCTAACGCTACACCTAACCTTGATAATGGTGCTTTCTTCCTTGGTAATGGTTCTAATCAGGCTGTTGCTACTGACTTTGACACGGCTGTTGAGGCTAACTCAAAGATTGCTGGTATTGAAGCTGGTGCTACTGCTGATCAGACTGCCTCAGAGATCCTAACAGCTATTAAGACAGTTGACGGCTCTGGATCTGGCCTAGACGCTGATACCTTAGATGGCATTGGTAGTAGCCTTTTTGTATATGGCACCAATTCAAACAAAACTACAAACGTATCCAATCTAAGCACTGCTTTACCTTCTGGTTTTTATGATGCTAATAATGCAACGGGATCACCAGCATCGGGTTGGTATACTGTTTACAATGCTCGTCATAACAATATAGGAAACAACTACGGATCGCAGATTGCTTGTTCGTTCCATGATACGCAAAACTTCTATGTGCGAAACATCTCCAATAATTCATATGGCGCATGGGCCAAAATTTGGAACAGTAGCAATGACGGCTCTGGATCTGGCTTAGATGCTGATACCTTAGATAGCATTCAGGCCACTAGCTTCTTACGCAGCGATGCTAATGATAGCTTCAGCGGAACAATTACAAACAGTGGTACATTTGTTTCGTCTCACAACTCAAGCACCCCGTCTACAAATTTAAGGCTTGGTAGAGACGGTAGTCAGTATTACACTTTCCACGGCTCAGCTTCTGGAAACTTTTTAACTAGTGTATCTCAAACTAGTAACCCAAAACCCGTCCTAAAATTTGGTTATTCAATAGACGGCGGCTCAACCCTCGCTAGCAACTACACTCTCAATGGATCAAGTGGAACCATCTGGCATACTGGTAACGATGGTGCAGGCTCTGGCCTAGACGCTGACACTGTAGATGGTATTGAAGCAAGTGCTTTCCTTCAAACATCTGGCGGCACTATGACAGGTAACCTTTCTTTAGGTGATAACGATCAGATACTTCTTGGCGCTAGCAATGACCTAACCATCGAGCATAATGCCACCAACGGGATAATTGCCAACAATACCAATAACCTCTACTTAACTAACACGGTCCAGTCCGACGACGGCTCTGGCGGTATTGCGAATTACTTCGCTGCGGATGGCTCTACTGGTGAGGCTATGTTGTATCACTACGGGTCTGAAAAGCTGAACACTAAAAGCACCGGCGTTGATATCACGGGCGACCTAACTGTAGACACCACTACTCTACACGTTGACAGTACAAACAACCGCGTAGGCATTGGAACCAACGCCCCTGCCGTAGAATTGCATATTGACGGTAGCAACCCACAACTACGTTTTCAGGTGGTCGACGACACTCATAAAAGCCGAATTGAGTTCTGCGACGCCGCTGGCAATATTGATTCTCAAATTCAAGGCGGTGGTTCCCTTGGAAGCGAGATTGATGTTTATGGGTCTTTTCATGTTAATTCTGGGTATAACATGTTGTTTGCTGACAACTCAGAACTTCGCTTTGGCAACAGCAACGACCTAATTATTGAACATACCGGAAGTTTCGCCGACATCCGTAATGGCTCCGGCCACATGTACATACGCAACTTTGCGGACGACAGCGACGTTTATATCCAGTCTGACAACGGGTCAGGTGCCACTACAAATTACTTCGTTGCTGATGGCTCTACTGGCGAAGCAAAGCTGTACCATTACGGAAGTGCGAAGGTCACCACTCAGAGTGATGGCGCTCACATTTCTGGCGGACTTACGACCAACGACGAAGTTACAGCAAAAGTTGTCACCTACGCTCCTAGCCAAGATGCGCCGTACATGATCGCGGCTACTACAAGCTACACAGGGGCAGCTACTAACGCTGGCACTTATGGCCTCCAGCACCGGTATAAATATGATTCCGGCGGGTCATCACGAATTACAGTGGATGGCACTATAGGCGGCGTAGCTACGGAGCTTTGGGCATTGTACGGCACCGGTAACATGGATGTCTATGGTAGTCTGGATGTTGGAGGCAACGTCAACCTCGGTGACAACGGCAGATTGCGGCTTGGATCGGGCAACGACCTAGACATCTATCACGATGGCGGAAACAGTTACATTGCTGAAACAGGAGCGGGTGCTTTAATATTTAGGTCTAACACCTATAGCTTTAGGAACAGTGCCAATACAGAACAGGTTATGCTGGCTTCAGAAAATGGTGCTGTTACTCTTTACCATGATAACTCAGCCAAGCTTGCTACTAGCAGCATTGGCGTAGATGTTACCGGTTCGCTCCATGCATCTAGTACCACTGACGCCTCTCTGTCCTCTACAGGTCATGCTTTCCAAGCAGGGTCTACTGCTGGCCTAAATCTAGCCATAGATACTAATGAGATCATAGCAAGGAACAACGGCGCTGCATCCCCTCTTTACCTAAACCTAGGGAGCGGAACAACTTTCGTTGGTAGTGATCTGTCTGTGGGCCAACACGTCTACCTCGGCGATTCCCAACAGATACGTCTTGGCGCTAGCAACGATTTGATCCTAGAGCATAACGGTAGCAACGGGGTAATTACCAACAATACCAATCACCTCTACTTACAAAACACGGCGGACGACAAAGACATATACCTCCAGACTGACAACGGTTCAGGCGGCGTTACAAATTACTTTATGGCTGATGGCTCTACTGGCGAAGCTAAGATGTACCACTACGGGTCTGAGAAGTTTGCTACAAAGACTGGCGGTGCAGAGGTCACAGGAGACTTTACTGCTACGGGTAACGTCACAGCATACTCTGATGAACGCCTTAAGGAAAACATCAAGCCTATCGAGAATGCTGTTGATAAGGTTAAGCAGCTTCGTGGTGTAACTTATGACTGGAAAGAAACAGGTAAGGCTAGTGTAGGTGTTATTGCTCAAGAAGTAGAGGTTGTTTTACCCGAACTTGTAGTAGAAAACGAAGAGTACAAGTCTGTAGACTATGGCAAGCTTACTTCTGTTCTTATTGAAGCTATTAAAGATCAACAGAAACAGATTGATGAGCTTAAAGCTAAGTTAGGAGAATAAAATGGCCCTACAATCAAGTGGAGCAATCTCCTTAAACGACATTCACATAGAGGCAGGTGGTACAACAGGTACTAATGCTTCTATTAACGACTCAGACATCAGGGGCCTTATTAGTAAGGCTTCTGGTGCTACAATGTCATTTAGTGAATGGTATGGTGCTTCTGCTGTTATTACCTTGACATATGTGGCTAAAAGCAGTTCATCAGCTACTAGTAGTATTAGTTACCCTACAGGTACATCTTCAGGCGATCTTATTATTGCTTGTATGTCAGACTCTCGTTCAAACTTAGGTAGTGCTTTAAGCCCGGATTGTGACATAACTGGCTTTACTCAGCTTAATAACAAAATTGATACTGAGAACCAATCTACAAAGAGCGGCACTGAGTATTATAGAAGTCGAGTAAGAACCCTGTATAAAATAGCGGGAGCTGAGTCTAGTGCTACTACTTCCTTTAGCGGAAGCGGGGGTATTACTTTGTACACGTTTACTCCGTCTAGTTCTATTACAACAGTAACTGCTAATAGTTTTGTTAAGGATGACTCCTCAGCTAATGATGTTAGCCTTTCTACTACAGAAAGCCAGCCGGTTATTCTTGTTGCTAACTCTTGGACTAATGATATAAACGGGACACCGTCCCCTGTTACTGACTTTGCTGATATAGATAGGAATTGTAGTGCGATACTCTACGATGCGGATGGTACAGCTACTCTTACTGTCGATTTTGATGGCGGTACAGAGACTAACTTTCCACGCTTCAACCATAACGGGTATTTAACATGGTCATAACATATCATACAGGTAACTTCTCCGATAGCAATCAACAAGCTATTAAGGATTTCATATTTGAGCTAAGTCCTAGATACACTGAAAGTCTAGAGATGGAGTTTGATTCAATCCTTTCTAAAGCACATTGTTGCTATGCTATTGCTAAAGACGGGGATGCAATCGTTGGGTTGCGCCTCCAGTTTAGCGTAGAAAGTAATTTATATCTTACTAATCACACAGAGCTTATTGGCTTTTTAGAGACTGTCCCTACTACTCTTTCATCTTTGGTTGTACCTGCTCATATTTTTGTCAAGAGTGAATACTTAAACCAAAACATCGGGGCTGAGCTTTCTAAACGCACGGCGCAGTGCAGTATCGACGCTGGCTACGTCTATCAGATTAACTACGGATACGAAACACAAGCTATTTTTAACTACGCACAGAAGATTGGTAATCTAATCGACACTGGCGTAGAAGACTACAGTGACTTCCGTATTTATCTTCGTGAGCTACAAGATACTGTTAACTATGTAAGCCCTTAACACGGCTATTAAAGGAAATATAATGGCACAATTCTCAATCACACTAGATGAGAACCTTTCTGGTCTCAACTACGATGGCGTTTTAGAGCAAGCCCTCTCAGCAGTAGATACCTGCCATGCAGGGGCTTCCGCGCCCACAACAGACCTAGCTGCTGGTAAACTATGGCTAGACACTACTTCAGGCACTAACTATGATCTTTATATCTATGACGGAACCACTTGGCGTTTAATTGTAGACAACATTACTTCAGGCACTAACTATGATCTTTATATCTATGACGGAACCACTTGGCGTTTAATTGTAGACAACATTACTACATCTGGCACAACAACAAAGGCAAGTATTGGTAGCGCCGCTGCACCCTCTTATACTTTCTCCTCAGACACTAATACTGGTTTATACCGTGCAAGCGAGAATATCCTAGGGTTTTCTACAGCTGGCAGTGCTCGTTTTTATATTAATACTAATGCGATTAAAGCTATCGGGAGCGGTTCTGCTACTGAACCTGTTTATACATGGAACGGAGACGCGAATACAGGTATGTATCGTCAAGCAGCTGATCGTCTTGGGTTAACCGCAGGTGGTGTTCAAAACCTTACTGTTAACGCTACGGGGGTAGGCGTTGGCAATATTGTACCAACATCACCTTTACATGTCAACGGTAATGCTCACTTTGAAAACAGCATTACAGTAGACGGTACAGTAGACGGTCGTGACGTAGCTTCAGATGGTTCGAAGCTAGATGGTATTGAGTCAGGAGCTACCGCTGATCAGACCGCTGCTCAGATCCTAACATCAATTAAGACAGTAGATGGTTCAGGCTCAGGGCTAGATGCTGACACTCTCGATGGTGTCCATGCGTCAGCCCTCGGTGGCGACCTTGAATTAGTCTTTTCAGACACAAACATCGGCGGTGCTTCTTCAGTATCCGCTGATAACATCTTTGATACCAGTGATCGTAACTACCTTATCTTTATGGATAACATCTTACCTGCTACTGATAATACATTTGTGCGGTTTAGGTTTCATAACTCTAGCAGCACAGAGCTTACAGGTAACTACAGGTTTGTTGGGCTGAGAGGTACTAGCTCTTCAGCTTCCGATCGTTACACTAATAGTTTTGTTCATCTTCATGCTGATGGTCAGTCAAAAGTTGCAACTGACGGTGCTTTTAATGGAACTATTACTCTGTATGATCCTTCAGGTGCTACGCGAAGATCCTCTGGAATAGCGAGCGTTGGTCACAGTAACATTACCGGCGACCCGACAATAGTTCAAACCGCCTTTAGGTATGACGCAGCTAACACAGCAGCGGCGGGCTTCCGGTTATACATGTCAGCGGGTAACTTCACTAGCGGTCGTGTATTTGTTTATAAGGTAAAATCATAATGGACTTAGTTTATAAAAGAGTTAACGGTGAAACCGTACAACTAGTAGGTGACGAACTTGCTGAATATCATGCTTTACAAAACGAATGGGAAGCTAGCCGAGACTATCGTGCTGCTAAAGGAATTCGTGCTGAGCGTGATAACCTACTAAATGAAACTGACTGGGTTGTTACGAAAGCAGCAGAAGAAGGTGTTGCGGTTTCTGAAGAATGGCGTACTTACCGCTTAGAGCTTCGTAATATTCCCTCTCAAGAAGGATTCCCACACCATATTGTGTGGCCTACAAAACCATAAAGAGTATTAATATGTATTATTCAGACTTGTTTATTGAAGAATGTATCGAGAAAACTAAAGACAAGCTTGAAGTACTCAGCAAAGAAGCCGGGGAAGTTATCCCCGGTTTTAACTGTTGTTGGGTTCTTGCTAAGTTTTATATTAGTGAGTTAAAGAAAGAAGAAGACCGCAACAAAGGCTTTATTACAAAGTTTAAAGACTCTAAGGAGTTTCAAAACCTACTAAAGCAAAATGGCTATGAGGGAATAGTCGCATTTGCTAAGTCAGAAGGATTTGAAGTTATGGATAAGTCTTCACTAGTTTTAAGTGGCGATATCGGAATACATTTCGGGCCAGATAGGTCTATTTGCACTACTATAGCACATAACAAATTTTGGCTTGGCGTTGATGATACAAAAGGATGGGCTTACGGCCCTAAAATAAATCGTATTGAACGCCGCAGATTATTCTTATTTAGACCACAACAAGGGGTATAGCACAATGGCTACCTACACATACAATGGCAATACTATTATTGCACCTATAACATTTAGCTCCAATGAGCCTGTGTTCGTTTCTGAGTCTATCTCTCTAAAACAAAACAGGGTCTCCCAAGGCGCACAACGCTGGGAGCTATCCTTTCAAGTACAAAACAATTCATCAAGCGCGGACCTTCTTATCGGTACAGTCGATGAGATTGATAACGCAGCCACAATGATTATGCCACAGCTTAAAGACGTTGCTGATGAAGCTAACGCCCTAGGTGTCGTTGCTTCTAACGCGAGTTATTCCGCCGGTACCACAAGCATTCAAATTCGGGTTTCATCTGTTACTTCGGGTAAGATCCCTAAAGGCTCATTCGTTAAATGGTCTAATCATTCTAAAGTATACTTACTAAAAGAAGAACTAGACATTGAGGCTATTGGCGCAGGTAACACACAAACAGTTGATTTCTACCCTGCCTTAAAGGCCGACATTAACTCCTCTACATTCCTACAGTGGGGTAACTCCTGTGTAATTACTTACTACCGTGATGTTTCAGATGTTGCAGGTATTACCTATCAAGATGGGGTAATGTATAACGCGGGAACTATTAGTTTAGTCGAGGCATTGTAATGAGAACCTTTTCAAGTAACGCACAAACTGCCTTAGCGGAAAGTCTTGTTGACTACTATACATTGATTGATTTGAACCTTAATTCTGATTACTACCTTACAGATTATGCTACAAACTTAACTATTGGTTCTACTACTTACTTGTCTTCTTCTGTATTGGTTGAAATCTCACCACCAAGAAACAGCACAGTAGTTGACCGAGCGCCTTACAAGATTGTCCTAGATGATCAGAGTAATGAGTTCCAGAATGAAATGCGAGCTAATATTATCGGAATGCCTATCCGTATCCGGATTGGATTCTTTGATAGTAACGATCAGCCATACACCTCTGAAAGTGATCTTGTAACTGTTTATAAGGGTCGTGTTGACTCTCCTGCTATTAACAACAATATGGAGAACAAGTACGCGGCTATTGAAGGGTCTTCCCCTATGGCAGACTTAGACTCTACAAAACCGTTGTTTGTATCTAAAGACGGTATGGATCAGTTTAGTTTGACCGACACTTCCTTTGACAAAATGTTTAAGAACGATGTCGAAGTAAAATGGGGGAAAATCTAATGACAGGAGTTGAAATACTCGTTGTAGCGCAGATCGTTTTAACCGTTGCGTCTATTACTTACCAACAAATTCAAGCTAACAAAGCAAAGAAAGCTGCTGACAAAAACCGTGGCTTTAGGTTTACCGTTGGTGGTGAAGCAACCACGGCACCTGTTGTTTATGGTAAACAAATGGTAGGTGGTGTTCACAACAACCCTATTGTATCTAGCGATTATGAACACGCAGCTATTGACGCAGGTGGTACCGAGTTTAGCCGTCAGTTAGCATCAAGCATTGACGGTAAAAAGAATGAATATCTCTTTATTCAGCTTGCTTTAGCGGCAGAAGGTCTTAATGATTTCAAGCACCTTAATGTTAACTCTAAACCCTTCACTCACAGGGACTTTAAAGGTAAGCGTAAGGGTCATCGTATTCATGCTTACAAAGATGGTCTTTCTTCTGGCACAGATAGTATGGCAGCAGCAAACGGTTATCCTACAACAAACAACTTTACTGGTTTCGCGAATGCTCACGCAGCGTTCCGTCTTGACCGTAAGAACTCGCAATATAACGGTATTCCTAACCTACAGTTCTTTGTGGAAGGCAAGAAGTTAAAGTATGTTAGCGTAACCAATACTCTAGTAAGCACGGAGCGTTATGACGGTAATACTGACTCAGGTTGTACGAACCACAATATTGGTAATAACCCTGCTTATGTTCTTCTTGACTACCTAATGAACGCTAATCATGGGGCAGGTGTTCCTGAAAGTGAAATAGATCTACCTTCTTTCCGCGCTTCTGCTATCGTATGTGATACTACAGTAGCTACTGGAAAAAGTGTAGCAGGCCGAGTAAATGGTTCACTACCTGTTGAATTAGCAGGGTCACTACCTGATCCGGATGGTAATAGCGGTCTAGAAGACAAGATCCTTAAAGTAGGTGATGTTTATTATGAGTGGACAAAGACGGGTGGTAGTTTCGACAGGGAAAGTTCTTTAGAAGGAGAATGGAATGTAGTAACTCTTCCTACTCGTGACGTTCCCTTATATGAATGTAATATCTCTTTAGACACACAAGAAACTGTTCGTGATAACATTAATAAAATCCTTTCTACAATGGACTTCGCAGAGTTAACTTGGAATTCAGAAGGCAAGTATCAGCTAAGTGTCAACTACCCTACCAACCAAACAGAACTTGAGGCTTTAGTAGACCCTTCTCATGTATTCGGCGACGAGGATATTGTTCGTGATTCATTTGATATCGGTTTCTATACTGCTAATGAGCGGTTTAACCAGTTTACTATCTCTTTTAGAAACGAGCATGAGGACTTTAACCAAGACAGTATTACTTGGCCCGCTCGTACTAGTAGTGTTTATACAACCTACTTAGACGACGATAACGGTGTTTTTCTCAATGGTAGCGACACTATCGACGGTATCACAGACCCTTATCACGCCAAGGCTAAGGCCGAACAGATTGTTCGTGCTTCTCGTGCGCAAAATTCAGTATCATTTGTTCTAAACAAAGCAGGTCTAACAGTGGAACCCGGTGACTTAATTAAGGTTACTTGTTCAGTTGCTGGTGTAACAGATGAGATTTACCGTGTTCAAGCTATCTCTATCACTTCCGATTTCAACTGTAAGATTGAAGCTTACTCTTTCTCTTGGGACTTCCTTGCTTGGAATGTTGGGGATGGTGCTGTTAATGCCCCCGGTGCGGAAAGAGACTTTGTAGAATTCAAAGTAGATGATGTAGAAAATGTTGCATATGTTGCAGGTAGTGATACCTCAGACTATAACATTGGTAAGCTGACTTGGGACTTCCCAACAGACTTTAATGCTGAAAAGGTTAAGATTTATCAAAAGCTATCTTCTGCTTCGGACTATGTTTATATAGGTGAAACACAGGCTGATGAGTTTTTTATTCCGTTTTTAGAAAATGGTACTTACGATTTTGAGCTTGAAAGTGTTTCTCCTCTCGGTTCTGTTAATGATGGCGTAGAACTTACTAACGTATCAGTAACAAACGAGCCAGAAGAAGTAGCTAATATTGTTGCCGCTGAAGAGCTATATTATACTAACGTTGCAGCAGGTGTAAAATCTAAACTAATTATTAACTGGGATTCACCTACATCTGGTGTTGCTCCTCTTCTATTCAGAGTTTCTATTAAACCTGCCGCTGACTCTACTTACGTTCATGTATTAGACGTAGGTAAAGGCAGTACTAACGAGGCTGAAATCTTTGACCTTGAGGCAGGTATCTACGATATTAAGATTGAAACCGTTTCTTTCAGGGGTATTGTAAGCACAGGGGTTATTCTTCGTAAGACTGTTGCAGGTAAGTCAACCTTACCTTCAGATCCTACAGGCTTTACAGGTAACCTCAACGGTGAAAACATTTCACTAAGCTGGAATTTACCAACTGCTAACAATGACCTTGATGTTGTTTATGGCGGTTCTTCACAGATTCGTTATTCTTCTTCAACCGATGGTTCTGCTTCTTGGGAGTCATCTGTTACTCTTGTGGAATCTCTTGCAGGCGCTGTTACTAACAAAACAGTGCCGACCCTACCGGGAACATATTTGATTAAGTTTGAGGACTCCTCTGGTAACCTTTCTGCTAACGCTGCTACCTTTATTAGTACATTCATTGACCCTAACTTTAATGTTGTTACTACAGTTGATGAAAATACTGGCGGATTTACAGGTACTAAAACTAACTGTTCAGTTGTTAGCGGGGACTTAGTACTTAACTCAGGTCAGACAGAAATGACTTATGAGTTTGCTAACACAGTAAACCTTAACGAATCTACCATTGTCAGGTTAACTCCAGACTTTAATGCTGTTGCTACTCAAAGAAACCAAGCAATGAAGGACTACACAAGCATTGCTTCTGTTCCTCGATTTGCAGGTAGTATTGAGCCAGCAGCTATTACCGTCTATGTTAAGACATCAGAAGATAATGTGACTTATACTGATTGGAAAGTACTTACAGCAGGTAACTACACAGCGCGTTACTTTAAGTTTAAAGTAGAGGCTACTGTAGAATCAACAAACAACGTTATTACATTTACAGAACTTGGCATTAATGTTGACAAGAAAGACCTTGTACAATCTGACGAAGTTTCTGTACCAGCCTCTGGATCAACTAGTGTTACCTTTACAAACGCTTTCTATGGTGGCGTAGGTGGCTCTACTGTTCCCCGCATTGGTACAGGCGTTATCAGTGGCTCAAGTGGTGATACAGTCGTAGTAACAAATCTAACAAAAACAGGAATGGACTTACAAGCCTTTAACAGTTCTGGCACACAAGTGGTTAGAACAGTTCATTATCAGGCTATAGGTCAGTAAGGAGTTTTAAAATGATTGCAGCACTAATTCCAGTGCTTGCTCCAATCGTGGGGGATCTAATTAAACGGATCGCCCCCGATCAGGACAAGAAAATTGACATTGAACGTGAATTAAATATTTCATTGCTAACTCATGCTAGTAAATTAGAAAGCATGAAAGGCGAAATTGTACTTGCAGAAGCAAAGTCTAAACATAGTATTACAGCTATGTGGCGACCAATTCTAATGCTAGTTATTGTTGCTATTATTGCAATTCAATATTTGTTCTTTCCCGTCATTAATCTATTCTATCCAGACCAAATGCTAATGATTGATCTTCCAGAAGAACTTTGGAAGCTTCTACAGCTAGGTGTTGGTGGCTACATTGTAGGCCGCTCTGGTGAAAAGATGATGGGCAAATTTAAGGAGAAGTAAATGAAACTTTCAAAGATGAAATTTGCTAAAGACCCCTTTCTAGAAAAGCCTAAACTAGAGGTTGAAGAAAAACCTGTTGGATTTAAGTTTAGCAAGCGTTCTAAAGACCGCCTTGAGGGTGTACACGAAGACCTAGTAGAGGTATGTGAACAGGCTTTAGCGCACTCTAAAGTAGACTTTGGTATTACCGAAGGTCTACGTACTATCGAGCGTCAAGAAAAGCTTGTTGCTCAAAAGAAGTCTAAGACAATGCGTTCGCGCCATCTTACAGGCCACGCTATCGACATCGTTTGCTACGTAGACGGTAAAGTGTCTTGGGATATGAAGTACTACATCCAAGCAGCAGAAGCTTTCCACAAGGCTGCCGAAGAGCTTAAAGTAGAAGTTAAATGGGGCTGCGCTTGGCTTGCACCTCTAAACGACTATAAGTCAGCCAAGATTGCCCGTGAGCAGTATATCCGTGAGCGTAAACGTCAAGGGCGTAAACCATTCCAAGACGGACCTCACTTTGAACTTACGAGGCGTTGGTACCCCGAATAAAAAATATTAAAATAGAGGCCCATTATGATATAAGAGACAGAAACTTACTTTCTGACAGTCTCTTGACGAGGAACCTACTGGGATTACCCGGTAGGTTTTCCTCACAAAAAATAGAGGCCCATAATGAGGGGACCCCCTCACCCCTTTAAATATACCTTTAAATATATCCTAAAACATATACCTTGATTGTTGTATGTTTTAAGATGTATTTATCATTCACAACCAACATAGGTGACTAAATGGCTTTATTACGTAAACCATCTAATAACCGTAAGAGGTCTGTTGCTGATCCTAGTGACATTTATCATTCTTTAGCACCTCTATGGAAAAAGTCTCGTGCTATCCTTCAAGGGCAGTCTAACGTTAAGGCTCACGATGATCTTATCGATCGTTCATACGGAAACCTCTTGCTACCCTTCTCCCCTAGCATGACTCAGGCTCAGTATGACTTTTATCGTTCTGAAGCAGAACTCCCCGGACTTACTTCACAGTATGCTCGTGTGTTGATTAGTTCTCTTCTACGTAAGCGATCACAACTAACACTACCTGAAGAATTAACTAACCTTGCAGCATCAGACCCTATGGAGTGGATTGAAACTAACTTTACTCTTGATGGTCGTTCTTTGTTCAACTTCCTAGACATGGCTTTATGGGAAGAACTTCAGACATCTCGCGCTTGGGTTTATGTTGATTTTCCACAGGTATCAGACGAACAATTTTTTAATTTAACTCCTGAAGAGCGTGACACGGTAAACCCTTATCCTGTACTTCTTAAGGCCGAGCATGTTATTAACTATCACACAAACATGCATCCGATTACTCGTAAGCGTACTCTTACACGGCTTGTTACTCGTTATGTTCGTGAAGATTACTCAAACAATCAGTGGCACCCAGATTATATTGACACTGTATGTGATCATTATCTTGATGACGAAGGTAAGCTAGTTCTGAACTATTACCGTAAGAAAGATTCAACTCACGATGTTCAAGTCCTAAACGGTGATATTTCTCGTGAATATGCTGAGAGCGCCTCTGAATCAGGCTTTGAACTTTATGATACCGTCTATCCAATGAAGTTTGGTGAACGCCTAGGTAAGATCCCTGCGTGGCCCCTTAACGGTCATATTGATCCTGTTGAGCCAGTTCTAATGCCTCTCATCGATCGTGAAGCATCACTCTACAACAAAGTATCTCGTCGTAACCATCTACTGTATGGTGCAGCAACTTACACTCCTATTGTATCTTCTGATATGAGTGACGAAGAGTTCGAGGAACTAGTTGGTGCTGGTCTCGGTACTTGGCTACGTGTACGTGCTGGTGAGTCAGTTAGTGTTCTAGAAACACCGACTTCTGCGCTATCAGACATGGACCGTGCTATTGACAACACCGTTAATGAAATGGCTAAGATGGGTATTCGGATGCTTTCACCTGAACAAGCCGCTTCAGGTATTGCCTTAGAGATTCGTAACTCCTCACAGACAGCACAGCTTGGTACACTAAACGCTAAAGTATCTTCCACAATGGAATCAGTTATTGCTTTCATGCTTAACTGGAAATACGGTACAGACTACAGTTCTCGTGATATTGAGTTCTCCTTATCAAGTGACTTCTCACCAATGGTAGGTGGTAACGAGTCTATGCGTCTAGTTTCAGAGTGGTATCAGTCAGGACTTATTAGCCGTTCTACTTGGCTTAACATTGCTAAGTTCAACGATTTCCTTCCTGCTGACTATGATGATGAAGAAGCAATTCAAGAGATTCAGACAGACCCGCTAACACAGCAGGTTCCTGATGATCAAGTAGATATTGAAGAATAAAGTTGCATGGTAGGGTCGCTACCTACCCCAGACCGTAAGGATAACGGTGACAGGCGCGGAGAGACGCGCACAAACGCCGGTTTAGCTGAGTTGGTTTAGCAGCTGATTTGTAATCAGCAGACGGGGGTCCGAATCCCTCAACTGGCACCACCACCCTTTAACTTCTCAGGAGAGAACTAATGAGTGCTAATGATAAAGTCTTTGATAGGATCATTGACAACGCGGCTGATGTTCGCCTCTATGAAGAGGGCGTCCAGCTGCAAAACAGGCGTATCGTTAAACGCCATAGAAAGAATTTAAGAGATCTTTTGCGCGGCGATGTACGTGCAGACGTAACCAAAGAAGTAAACCGCTTTGGTCGTGAGCTACTTGTACATCAGACAGGTTCCGTTAAGGAGCTTTCTACTGCTGCATTAGACTTCCACACAGACAACCTCAACAAAGAGGTAAGGAAATTTTATAAGACATCTCGTCCTCGTAGCAAAGAGCTACTAGCAGAAGTTACAGGTCCCTTAATTAAAGGTGACAAGTCAATTTCGAAGAATATTAGAAACATCTCTGCTGGTGAACTTGTTCGTATTCAGACCAAGGTTAAAGGCGGACTAGCTCGTGGTGCTGGTAAAAACGAGATTATACAAGACGTACTGAAGACAACTAAGTTAACCGAGCATCAAGCTAAAACGCTAACAAGGACTTCTATTACATCCACACAAAGTGCTGCCTTAAATAAAGTAGTACAACAGAACAAAGACATTATCTCTGGCTATGTGTTTACTGCTATTCTTGATAGCAGAACTAGTCCTACTTGTCAACACCATAACGGAAAGTTTTACGATGTAAATGATGATAGGTTTGTCCCTCCATTACATTGGAACTGTCGTAGTACTCTTGTACCCGTAATTAAAAGCAAAGAAGATCTCCTCAAAGAAGACACTTCTAAGCTCAAAAAGAATAAACTTAAAGAAGCTAATGAACTAGACTTTAACGGTAAACCTACTAAACCACAAAGTTTTACTAACTGGTTACGAGGTCAGCCCTTAGATATTAAGTCAAAGTTCTTAGGTGGTATGGAAAAGGCTAATCTGTTTGACACAGGTGCTTTAAAGGTTTCTGACTTTGTTACATCAAAAGGTAAGGGGTTATCTATCTCTGCTCTACGCCGTAAAGCTGCTCAGATTACTTCTGTGTATCCTAACCGGCAAAAGGTAAGAGAAGTTAACCTAAAAGCCACTGCTAACACTCCTAACCAGCTTCTAAACAACCCTGCTAAAAAAGAAGAGCTAAGGAATCTTTTCCTACTAGACTCTGACGACTACAACCAGTCTATTGCTCTTACTGACTTTAAGGGTACATCCTTGGTTGGTAAGCAAGCTAGTCGTAGGCGAGTTAGTAATCAGTTTGATGAACGGAACTTCTCTGTTGATCCTATGACTGGTGAAGTTAAGAATAACCTACTGTATGACCCTGACTATACTCTGCTTCAGGAACGTACTGACTTTCTACGTAACTCTAAGCTTCTTTCCTCAGAACAAAAGAACTTTATTGAAGACTTCGCAGGTTCTATTGAAGGTAAGGTTTCAGTAAACCAACAGACAGTTGTTACAGAAAACCTACGTGTTGTCTTTGAACGTTTTGCTAAAGACAAGACTAAGTGGGATGATCTTGGGTCTATTGTTCGTGCTGAGAACCGCTTTGCTGTTCAGAACGTGTCAAGACTACTAGATACTCGTTCTCGTCAGCGTTCTTCAATGTTTTCCCGCTTTGCTACAGATGATACGCCTAAAGTTCAAATCATGGGTGACTACTACAGTCTTGATGACCTACAAAAGAACATGCTTAAAGATCAGCGTTTCATTGATGGATGGCGTCAGAACGAAGGTCGTAAGTTAGCACGTAAAGTATACTTCTCTGGTAGAGCACCTTTAAAGACATACTTCAGAGGTTTAACTGAGAAGTACCCTACTAAAAAGCGTATTGTCAAAAAGCTAAAAGATAAAGCTACCCCCGGCTTCGTTAAGAAGTACAATGACTTCGTTAAGAAGCGCGGTGAACCTTCTGATGATTGGCTAGTAAGAACCTATGCAGCTGGTCGTGAAAAGGTAAGGCAAATACTTGATATTGAATTTTCTTTGGCTAAAAAGAAACCTAAACCCCTTATTGCAGATGACATGGCATTAAACGAAATATCCAAGGCTGCTAAACTTGTAGCAAGCGGTCAGTCAACCGACTATGACACTTTGGCTATTAACATCGGTAAGAAGTTTGATAAAGACGAGAAGTTCCTGGAACTCAACCCCTTTAAAAAGAATACTCTGCAAGACTATCACAAGGACGGTAGCCGTATTCTTGATCTTATGGTTGACCAGAACCTTATTCGTACTAACTTCCGAGGTAAAGTCCGCAGGGGTGTTGTAGACGTTGACACAGGGCGCGCTTCTGGATCTTGGGGAGATACACTCTCAAGAGAAGTTCAGGTCATTGACAAGGGTCTGCTAGAGCTTCAAAAAGCAGAACGCAGGGTTACTATTGCCAGGCGTTTAGGTAATGTCTCTGATAGAGACCGTCTTTATGCCAAGGCTAACAGTACAAACTACTTTGATGCCCGTGGTAAAGAAACTGGAGCCTCTATTGTTACTCGCCGTGCTTCGGCTACTTTCGATAAGAAGCAGGTTGATCGTGACTTCTCAAACATGCTTAATCAGGTTATGAACACTGAGTATGAAGTTGATAGTGAATACTTTGACTTCATGGATAAGCTACTTCGCTTCCGTGACCCTCGTGGTAATGTTAAGAAGTATGACGAACTAAACGAATTCCGTCACCTTATCTTACAACGTGGTGAACAGGGTTACGGCATGATGGCCACTGCCAAGTGGCACAGGCAACGGGGTAAACCTTTTAGAACTAACGCTCAGATTGATGGTCGTGGTCGTGTTTATCACTCAGGTTACCTGACACCTACTGGTGGTGAGACTGTTCGACCCTTCCTTAACTCCGCTCGTAAGGTAAACTTCTCACCTAAAGCTCTCGATGAACTACGCATTCAAACCGGAGCCATGATCGGACCCGGCACAGAGGCGCTCACAGAGGCAGGTAGGAGAGCCATCTTTGCTCGCAATGAGGCGAGGATACGGGAAGTAGGAGACCTTGTTCTAGCGCCCACACAGAGAGACAGGCGTGTAAGAGAGTTTCTAGAGAACCCCTTAGTACGTCAGTTTGAAGGTGAAGAGATTCCTAAGTTCTCTCGTCTAGCTACTGAGTATGCTCGTGTGTATAAACACACCAACGGTGACTTAACAGATGTAAATAAACTACGATCTTACAAGACTCAGCTAATGATCGAAAACGATGCGTCCTCAAGTGGTGCTCAGATTATTGGCTTGTCTACACGAGATCGTAATATTTCAATTAACAGTAACGTTCTAGCTACAGATAAAAAGAACAGGTTGTATGACCTTGTAGCTATGGACACTGCAAACGACCCTGAGTTATTAAAGATCCCTGCTTTAAGGGATGCTGATATTGACTGGGAAGATTTGGCGAAAGCCGCTAAAGCACAGAACATGGTGTCGTTCTACGGTGCGGGTGATGCAACCCAAGCCGCAAACATCGAAGCTAAGTTCTCAAAGGTGCTTGATGTAAAAGGCTTTCAAGTAATCACTAAAGCTGAAGTTTCAGAATTCTCAAGAAAGATTGAATCAGCTGCCAAGCAAGCCGACCGTGTCGGGGCTGAAGCAACTGCTACTCAGTTAAGAGGTATGAAGGCTGAAGTTATTGAACTTGTAAATAAGAACGAGCCTGTGGGTCGTGGCTTATTAAAGCAAGCACAAGACATTCATCCTGCTAGTTCTGATTTTGTCAACAAACTAACGGATACCCGTAGAGGTATCGTAGGGCCAAAAGACTTTGAAGCGGTCTCAAGGATCATGTCAAAACATTTGGCTGAACGAGCACCTGTTACTCTAGACTTCGTTAGATTTTGGAACAAAGCAGCTAAAACTTATGTACGTGAAACAGAGAGTGTTGATGTACCGTGGGTGACTTTCGACGGAAAGAAACTCAAACAAACGGCTTACAGATCACCTTTACAAGAGCGTATAGAGTTTACAGACCCTGTGTCCGGACGTAAAGTAGCAAACATTTACGAAGCACAAGCTGAAGATGGTAAACTCCTAGGTAAGTCATCTATTCAGAGAGCTGGTATCGGCGCTGGGGTTAACGGCAACCACATGAACGACGCAACACTTGTTCGTCAATTTCATTTGTGGGGGCGTAAAAATAAAGTACCTACTGCATCAATCCACGATGCATTCTTTACTAACATCGGCGATGCTGATCTAGCAAAGAATGCACTTCGTGATATTTATGGTGATGCTGTAGAAGGGGAGACTATTCGTAAAACTTTAAAATACATGAGAGACGAAGGTTTATCCAACAAAAGCTATAGAGAGCTATTAGCAGAAGCTAAGTCTCTCGGACTCGTAGATCCTGAAGGTGGGATCACCAAAAAGGATGTATTAGCACCAATTCCTGACGGCAAAAGCTGGTATGGGATCGGTCCTTGATTGTTGTTTGTAACATCAATCGATCAAACAATATTAGGGGATGTTCCCTAGAATAAATTTAACACAACTCTGTCTGTGACAGAAAGGATATTAAAATGAGTATTGAAGAAGATAAAGTAGCTGTAGAATCATCAGCTGTAGAAGAACCCTCCGTAAACGAAACAGTTATTGCTGAAGCAGAAGCAGAAACCCCTGCTGCAGAAGCTGGAGAAGTTACAGAGGATGCACTAGAAGCCGCAGTAAATGAACGCCTATCAAAGATGAAGGCGAACATGGACCGCATGGCCTCAGAGCGCGACGAAGCTTTGAAGATTAAGAACCAGATGGAAGCAGACGCAAAATCTGCTAAAATCAAACAACTAGAAGAAGAAGGCAAACTACAAGAACTAGCAGAAATGAAAATTGCTGATCTTGAAGCGAAGCTAAAAGTCTTTGAAGCAGAAAACGTAAAACTTAATCGTGATAATGTCGTTAACACCAAACTCGGTGCTCTTGACTTCCGTAATGATCGTAGCCGTGATATGGCCCGTAAGGACATTGTTGATCAGCTTGTTCAAAGTGAAGAAGGTGCTTGGGTGCACAAATCTGGCGTTGGCATCAACGACTTTATTGAATCATACTCAAAGAGTGAAGACAACTCTTTCTTATTCCGTGTCAAATCCAATTCTGGGGCTGGCACTTCCGCAACTCCATCACAGACCTCTGCTCCATCAGAAAACAAAAGCATTATGGACATGTCTACTGATGAGGTACTCGCTCTAGCCGCCGCTGGTAAGCTAGGGACACAATCATACTAATACATAGTAAAAAGCTATATCTTAAGGAATAGAATAATGCCTATTACAAACTCTGACTTTCAGAACGTAAACCTCGCAATCTCAGCTTATGCTGACGAAGCTTACACAACTGCCAAAAAGCTAAACAGCTCAGGTATCGTTGGAAGCCGTGACGACATCAAAACCGACATGGAATCTTTTGTTGGCCAGATGCGCTACTACAAACCACTTGCAAAGCAGATCAACATTGCAAGCCTTTCTTCTTCAACAGATGGCACATACACTGACATCAGCACTGAAATCGCTAACTACGTTAAAACAGTTCGCACATTTGGCGCACAGCAGGTCAACATGCAGGAAGTTATTTCCCAGCAGGACGGTCTAATGAAAATCGCTCGTGACTTCGCTGAAGTCCGCGCACAGGACGAACACGACGCACTACTAGCAATCCTAAAAGGTGTTGCTGCTTCAGAGGTTACTCTCGGTGACCTCGGTGGCTCCGGTAACGGTGGTTACATCGCATTCGACACAGATGGCGACGCTTCTGCAACGGGTCACTTCGTTGACATCAACGCCCTAGGTGAATTCGGTGCCGCTGCAACAGGTGCTGGCGACGCTCGTAAACTATTCGACTCTTCAGCGGCGGGTGCTGCCCGTGGTGAGCGTCTATTCAAAGCTGTCGGCATGGCAATGAAAGACTACGAGCCAGACTTTATGTACCTTGTAACTTCACCTGAGATCATGGCTGAAATGCGTGCCGCCAACCTTGTTGACGAAACACGCGTTCAGGACGGCAACCTCGAATTCCAGACTGTTTTCGGTGGCAAATTCCGCCTAATTATGACTCGTGCCAACCAGTTTGGTACATTTGCCTCTGGTGACCTAAACGCACAGTCAACCAAATGTTCATTCATCATTAAGCCGGGTGCTGTTTCAGCTGCTCCAATCGCTGTACCAATGCCTGTTGAAGTTGACCGCGACGCGGCTTCTTACACTGGTGGTGGTTCAACAAACGTTTGGTACCGTTACGGCTTCGTAATGCACCCCGGTGGTTACGACTGGGCTGGTTCAACTTCTGCGTTCGCAACCAACACAACACTAGGTGCTGCTGCTTCTTACACTCGTAAGTGGGGCGCTCTAAATCTAGAGATTCTACCAGTCTTCCACGCCTAATAGCTTTGGAGAGAACTAATGGCACTAGTACTAAACACAAACAGTTATGTTACTGTGGATGAGGCAGACTCATACTTTGAGACTCGCATTGACTCAGCTAATTGGACTGCTGCCGATGACGAGATTAAAGAATCTGCGCTAGTTACAGCTACAGATCTTGTAGATGATAACGCATGGATTGGTTCTGCTGTTAGTTCTTCCCAAGCACTCGCATGGCCACGCAATAACGCTACCTACTACGACACCCGTATGGGTACGTCAATTACTATTGGTAGCACTATTGTACCTGATCAAGTAAAAGAAGCTGTCTATGAACAAGCACTTCATCTTGTAGATAACGAAGATCTATTACAGGGTAAGACACAAACGTTTGAGTCTATCTCTGTTGGATCAATTAGCATTTCCGATAGTAACAACGACGTTACCCGGACCTCTATTAAACCTAAGCTAGTTCGCAATAAGATTCGTCTATTGCTAAACAAAGCCTATGCTAATGGCGTAGGTAGCCAATGGTGGAGGGCTAATTAATGTCTTTATCTGCTAAGTTGACTGCTGCCGTAGACAAAGCTTTTACTGCTGCTGGAGACTTGGTTAAGACTGCTACACTATCTGATAAGACTGTTTCAGGTTATGATTTTTCAACTGGAACAGCAACAAGCACTTCTAAGACAGTTACTGTCGATATTATTCTATTTACAAAGTCACTCCCTTCGGGGGGTGGCTACTCTGTAGAGGGGATAATAAAGTCTTCAAGTGCTATCGATGTTAATGTATACGACACGATTACTGTCGGCTCAGATAGCTATAACATTATTAGTGCTGCGGATGATGGTTTCGCAATTACTCTCCAACTTAAAAAGGAGAAGTAGATGTACGCTACCTTAATCTCTAGCATAGAAAACTTGTTCGCATCTGCTACTTGGACTGCTGCTAACATAGCAATTTATCCTGATAACTATCAGGGAACTATTTCAGACCAAAACGAGTTTTGCAGACTTAACATTCTTCCTGCCTCTGGTACTACCCAAGATCATAACGGGAAGAAAACTCTATCAGGTACGGTTATTGTCACGATGTATGTAAAAGCTGGGGAGGGTCAACGTCGTGTTTCTGCTATTGCAGACACATTAGACACTCTTCTTGAGCACAAATATCCAACATCCGGCCTTGGGCTTGGAGCCTCCTTTGTCACTATTGGAGGTTTAGATTCACAGAACTCTGCGTTATATACAGCGCAATACATTATACCATTTACATACTATGAGGATTAAATAGAAATGGCACATATTTCTGACCTTCGCGCAGGTATTTATACATACCTCGACATTCACACAGTTGCACCAGTTGATGCTACAGACACCGCTGCTGAATACGCTGCTCTATTCGTAGGCTCAACTCCCGGCACAGCTGACACTTCAGACGGTGACACAACAGGCGTTGCAGAACACCTACGTATGCCTTCTGTCCGTGAGTTCCCTTCAATCGGTACACCTGCAAACATCGTAAACGTTCCTGTTTACGGTCAGGCTAGCTCTTCACAGGTTCAGGGCCAAGCCGACGCCCCTAACCTTGAAATAACAATCAACTACAATGCAGCAGATGCTGGCGATCTACACGATCTAATTGGCAAGGCTGTTACATTCCGCTTTATGATGGTTGACGCCGCTTGTACACTAGATGAAGCTGCCGACACTACCCTTTCTGGC